AGACAATCTGATTCTTCGGAATACCGCACGCCTTGATAAGCGCAAGAATGTCAATGCCGATAGGTGACTTCAGGTCCGTGTGCAGGTACAGAAGCGCGTCAGAATGGTTCTGAGCGAAGATAGAGAAGGCTAGAAGGTTCTCGCCCCACGCCTTGCGGTTCGGCAGCACGCCCTTGTTGGCGTTGATTGCGGAGACGAGAAACCTGCCGGGGAACGGGTCTTCCGGCATCGGCGACGGCTTCCAATGCTTCTCCAGCGCGTGCGGAATGTAAACAGATTCCACATCGGCACGGTCGAACGCCGCCTTGCCATGCTGCGACATCGCCACAGGCAAAACATTCTCCCGCTGCGACCAGGCAAGAACCTGCGGCGGCACATTCATGTGGTCCACCGGAGTCCACGACCAAATCTTGTCCAGCTCAGCGAAACGCGGGTTGTTCAGAACCCACACGTCACAAAGAGTGACCATCTGAAGCGGCTCGTCCGACTCCGCAGCAACAGCCCCATAATGCGGCAGGATGATGTCATTCGACCAAGTGTCGAAACCTTGGGGCAGAACGCGGATGCCGTTCCACTTCCCCTCACCAACCTGCTGGTTGAAGTTCGCATGAACCACAACATCGTGGCCGCGCTTCTTCATCCGGCGAATGACCTGAGCAGTCTGAGTGCCATACCCGGTCGGAACCGCAGGATGGTTCGAGTACCAAAAGATGCGAGGTGAGCGGTGCTTTCCCATAACGCAGGCTTTCGCAAGGCGCAGGGCGCAGGTACCGGAGCGGGCCAGCCCTGCGCTGCTAGCCCGCCCCGGACCCTACCTGAAATCAGGCAGTACCGCCGGTGAACGCCTTGACCGCGTCCGAGCCGCCGCCACCGAGGTCGCCGTCGATGCGGATCGCCGCACGGAAGGTGACAAGGTCGTTGGCGAAGGCGTAGTCGTCCGAACGAGCGACCTCGACACCGGCCCCGACCTGACGGACGTGGTAGGCGCTGAAGTCACCGAACAGGACGGACTTCGTGTCCGTCGCCGCCGACGCGATGTCGGGGTTCTCGATGATGCGGAAGCCGAGGAGCTGGTCGGGACCAGTCACCTGCGGGTCGTAGATGTAGCCGTTGTTGTCCTGAAGCTTACGGACAGCACCGAGCGACGCACGGTTCATCATGAACCCGGCACCAGGACGACGGGCGTAAGCCGCGTCAACCGAGTGCGCGAGGTCGATGAGGTTGTCAGCCGTGAACGCGCCGGAAACGCCGGTGCCGCCGGTCGCGCCCGACCCGGAGGCCGTGACGATGCCGTTCGGCTCAACGGTGCCGGTGCCCAGCGTGAGGGCGTAGTTCACAGCCGTCCCGAGCGCAACGCCGAACTGGTCGGCGAGGAACGCCACGATGTCGATGCCCGAGTCCTCCAGCAGCTCACGGCTGATCTGAACGAGGGTTCCGAACTTGTGGGAACGGAGGGTGATGGTGGTGAACGACGGGTCGCTCTCACCGAAGACAGCGGCCTCGGAGGTCGCGGTCGCAGCGGAACGGCTCGACTCCACCGGAACCTTGATGTCGTTGCCCATCTCCGTGCGGAGGATGGTCGCAACACCCGGCTCCAGCATGGGGCCGACATACTCCAGCTTCCGCTGAAGAACGTCGTAGAAGCCCTGCGGGACGACGGAGCCGTCCGCAGCGGTGGTCAGGTCGCGCTTCTCAGCGCCGAACGTGTACGAACGAACCTCGCCACGAACGAGCTTGCGGAGCATGTCCGCGTCGCTGTTCTCGGAGCGCTCCTCGCGGGGCGTGACGGCCTCGGGCGCACGGAGCTCGGCCGCACGCGCCTCGCGCTCGGCGTCCTTCGTGAGCCGCTCAACAACAGCCGAACGCTCGTCCAGCTCGCTGTTGATCCGGTCGTACTTCTGCTGCTCCTCAGCGGTGAGGTCGCGGTTCTCGGATGCGGCGTGGTCCAGCAGCTCCTTCGCCTGCTCCCAGGCGTTCATACGGAGCTCCTGCTGCCGCTTGATGTACTCCTGCATTGGTTCACCTCCACGGTGACATAGATGTGTTTGCGTTTTGCCGTCCCGTGGTTAGGGCGTGGCGGTCCCGTGGTTAGGGCGCGTGAAAAAAGGTTACCCCATGCAGGGGTATTTCCTTAGAGCGGCTTCTTCGACAGAAGTTCGGAACGCTTCCGCTTCAGGTCAAGAAGGTTCGGCTCGTCCGGCTTCGCGTCCTCCGGCTTGTCCGCAAGACGCTCCAGCACCTCAGCAATCTCATCGACCGACATGCCGGTGCGCTCGCACACCGCCTCTAGGCTACGAACAGCCGCAGAAGTCGCCTCGTAAGCGGGGAAGCCTGTCACGACGGAAACCTCGTGCAGAGTGATTTCGCGGAGTTCACGGCGCGAACCGTCATCCGACCAAGAGTCGCCGCCACGCGGGACGGAAAAGCCGAAGGACATGGAGTCAACGACTCCGCGTCGCATGAGTTCCTTCAGGTCGCGGGCAGCCTGCGTGTCAGGCATGTCAGCCTCGACACGGAGACCCTTCTCGTCCTCCTCCAGCCGGAGCGTGCCGGAACGCTTGGAGGCGAGGACCTGACCGGAGTCGTGGTTGATGAACAGGCGCACATCCCGCTTCGACCCGAGCGTCTTGCGGAAAGCACCGGGCATGATGCGCTCCACGAACGGAAGGGGCTGCGAGTCAGAGTTGAACCGTGCGGCGTAGCCAACGAACGTGTTGCCGTCGCCCATCTGACGCATCTCAGCGGTGAACTGTCGGAACTCCACACCCGAGTCCTTAGAACGCGGCTCCACGGGCGGGACAACAGCGCGATCCTGCTCTTCCTTCACCTGCTCGGCCTTTCGGTCAAACCATGCGCGTGCGTCATCGTACCGCCCGCCGGTCGGAATACCCCAAAGGTAGTGGGCGACAGCACCCGGAGTTGGAAAACCATCCTCGTCGGGCTTCGCACCGTCAGCGCGCAGGTCAGGTTCGTGGCGTGCGGCCCACGCAGAAACGCGAACAACCTTATCCTCGGAAATCTCGCCTCGCGCCATCGCACGCGCCTCACGGATGGTCCGCTCAACCAGCCCGTCGCCTCCAAGACCTTCCTCGTAGAACTCCAGCCCCCGAGCAGCAGCATCACGAATGTACGAAGGCAGTTCAAGACTTACCTGACGCTCCCCACCAGGCTCCATGTCCTCCGCGATAGAAATGGCGACCATTTGGTCGATGGCAGCCTGCTTGGTGTCATGGCAGCCCATGACCTCGCCATCGTCCTTCTCGACCGCCCACCCGGAGCAGTCAGGATTCTCGTCAGAGATGTAATACGGCATTAGCAGGGCTTCCTGAACGTCACATACGAGATGTTGTGGCCGGTCTTTGTCGAAATGGCGTAAAGACGATCAAGGGGGTTCAGGTCAATACGGATGTTTTCCAACTTGTTCAGTTGCATCCCAGTCGTAGTGGTCACATCGGGACCGCCGATAAACACCTCATCGGTGTTGTCATCATTGTGGATTTGGAGAGTAAACGGCATGACACACGTCTCGGGGATTTCCGTTGCCGCAGTTCCGACCGCCAGTCGTCCGCTGCTGACCGACATTGCTCTTCCTCCTCCGGCGCAGGCTCGGGTGGTGGCTGAAGCTGGACAGACGGCAGACCCGTCGAATCGAGGTCAAGGTCAAGCAGTTGGGCGATGGACTCTGCCGTGAACCCTGCGATGGTAAGAGACTGGGCGGCACGGGCCTTCTGCTGAACCGAAATGACACTCGCGTCCGTCAGGGGAATGTTCTGAACCGGAACGCGATACTGGTCCCCATCTTCAACGGCCCGCATGTCCTCCAGCGCCCGGACATCGTTGACGGACATGTATCCGGCGAGCAGAGCGGACGAGTACGCCTTGGTGCGCGTGTCAAGGTCGGCGCGGACCAGCGACGAAAGGTTGAACCGGACAAAAGTCTGCTGGTTCTGAAGAAGCCGCGAGAACGCCGTTTCGAGCTTCTGCACATACGGCTGGATCGTGTGCTGCGAGAAGAAAAGCATCTGCTGTTCGACCGAAGCGTAAGAAACCGCCCCTGGCGTCGTCACGCCGAGCATGAACATAGGGACGCGGAAGATTCGGGCGACTTCCTCAACGGCGAACCGGCGCTCGTCAAGAAGCTGAGAGTCCTGCGGGTCCACCGTCGTCGGGGTGAACTTCGCACCGCCATACAGGACGGCGGGACGGTGGGCGCGGCGCAAACCCTTGTGGTTCGCCTCCCACGAGTTCACGATTTCCTTCGCCTGATCGGACGAAATCTCGTTCGGCCACTCAATGACACCGCCCGCATACGCGCCGTTGCCGAAGAACCGTGCGGCGTACTCCTCCAGCGCAAGACCCAGCCCGAGAGCGTCCTTGGCCTTCTTGATGCGGGAAACGCCACGCACATCACCGGGCAGGAGCATTTCCGTGATGTGGAGCATCTCGTCGTTCTGATACACGGTCCCGGTGGTCTGCATCCGGTAGAACTTGCCCTGCGGCCCGATGGCAGGCTCAACATCCATCGGGTTGAGAACATTCATCTCAACGATGGTGCCGTCCGTGTCCCGCGCAAGATGAACGAAAGCGTT